ATCTATAATGGAAAGTGCGTGGACACTTATATCTTGTTTGAATGAGCGTGTATTCCTTGCAGACGGTAAGATAGAGCGTTCAAGCAAAGAACAAGAGAATACTCGGTATTGCAGATTATTTGAGTATCTAACTTGGAGAATAATGGGGCGGTTGCAAAATGAGTAATAGAGATAGATTAGATTATATTTATTACGGAATGAAATATAGGTGCTACAACAGTAAATCTCCCGAATACAAACACTATGGAGAGCGTGGAATAACCGTTTGTGATGAATGGAAGAACGACCGAATTGCTTTTAAAAAGTGGGCGTTAACACATGGATATAAAGAAGGGCTTACTATAGACCGCATCGATAATAACTTGGGGTATTCCGTTGATAATTGTAGATGGGTAGACAGAGTTACCCAAATGAACAATATGAGTACAAATCTGTACATAAATTATCATGGAAAAACACAGACTATGGCAGAATGGTGTAGAGAGTTAAATTTAGACTATTCAAAAGTACGCTACAGAATGAGTAATGGATGGACAGCCGAAAGAGCTTTTGAAGTGGAAAACGGAAGAGTAGGTTGTAAACATTATGAAAAATTAATAACATATAAAGGCAAAACACAGTCTATAAAGGCTTGGTGTAAAGAACTCAATCTTAATTATTCTACCGTAAAATCAAGACTTTCAAAATTGAACTATTCGGTTGAAAAGGCTTTCTCAGTAAGGAAGGGGGCAAACAATGGCTAATAAATTTTTGGTCTTGGCGGACAGATGTAAAGACGAGAACTTCAAAAGGATCTATGAGATTACTGCGTCTAAGACACAAGGAAAGACAACTTTTGAAGATGGCACACCTACAGAGCCAATGTCGTTTACAGACGCAGAAGTTGAAGAAATCAAAAACAAACAGTTTGCTACAGTAAAGACAAATTATGCAAAAGACGGTGGTTATAAGACTTTGGATGATTTGAGAAAGTCAGTAACCATTGATACAAACGAAGCATTTAAGCAGATACAGAAAGACGGATTTTATAATCCTGGTTCTAAGATAGGCACAGCAGAAGATGTAGGCAATTGGAATATGCCTTATGAACCTTTGCTTTTAGGTCCTTATGACGCAAGTGCCATGTATTCAAGCGGTGGACTTACACAGATTATCATTGATAAGAAATCAAGAGGAATGACTATCAGTGGTTACGAGTTCACTTCGGGAAAGATGGAAAGCACAGAACTTATCGAATTGCGTGACTATGCAGAAAGCCTTGGCTTTTCAAGTTTCATTTCTCAGGCGGTACGTGACGGACTTCTTTTTGGTGGTTCTGTTTTATATCCTATTTTCAAGGGTGATAATCCGCTTACAACACAAATGACTCTTAAGCAGCTTAAATCTGCTAAGATTTTGAAGAAAGACTGTATTGATTATTTTGCAGAGGCAGACCGTTGGAACGTAACTACTGTTCCTAACTACGACCTCTCCGCAAGAGATTATATGGCGCCAAACTCATTCTTAGTTCCTATTTCGGGAATTGAAGTAAACTCTCAGAGAGCAAGTTATGTAAAACCGCGCCCACTTCCATATTGGAGTGCAATCCGTCAGTTAGGTTGGGGTGCAAGTGATATTACCGCTTGGGCGAAGTCATTGCTCGGTTATGAGATTATGGCTATGAGTTTGCCGATTATGTGTCAGCAGATGTCTTTGCTCGTACACGAATTACCTTTGGATGGTATTATCGCGCAGAACGGACCGAAGGCCGCAAAAGCGTGGGTAAAAGAAAACGAAGATCAGATGCGTAAGTGGTCTATGCTCAACCCAGTAGCAATCAACTCTTATGGACAGATAAGCGTAGTAAACAGAAACTACAGTGGATTTGATAGTCTTATTGATGCGGTAAGAAAAGACGTTGCTGCAAAGAGTGGACTTCCTGAAAGTGTACTGTTCTATACCGCACAGAAAGGTATTTTCAATAAGGGCGAAGATGATGTATTCTTAAAGCAGAGCGAAACAATTAAACTCATTCAGCAGATTGTTGCTATTCAGCTTAAGAACCTTCTGCCAATTCTTGCGGTATCTTATTTTGGAAAAACAGATAAGGCAAGTATGGATGCTTATAACAGTATCAGATTGAGTTTCGATACACCTGTTGTATCAAACCCACAGAAGAAAGCAGACGTTGCTCTTAAGATGGCTCAGGCAATTCAGTTGCTCAATGTTACCGGATTTGACCGAAGTGAAGCGGTATCTATCGTATCTAAGGTTATCGGTGAAGTTGAAATGCCTAGCGATATGTCTAGCATTTTTGCACAATCGTCTAACGACCCACAAGAGAAAGAGAAGTTAGAGAATGAAAAACAAGTAGGAACACAAGAGTCACAGAATACAACGGGAGTTCCTACAGATAAGGAAACGGGTAAAACAGTATGAAAAAGCATAACGCATGTATAGCAAGAAGTGGTATTCAGTATTATCTTTTATCTGAGTTACCTAACTTGAAACTTAATGAAATACCGCGCGAATACAGAGATTTGAAAGTCTTTGCGGTTTACCGACCTTCTTTTGTTTTGGAAGATGTAAAGGAAAGGTTTGTTGGAAAGCCTATCAGAATTGAACATCAGTGGATTTATTCTGAGGACGACAAAGACATTATCGGACATATTGGTAGCGAAGTAAAAATCAAACATCAGAAAGGTGAAGTAGCATTGTACGCACCTTTGGAAATTGATAGTGATGAAAAGTTACCAAGTTTCAAGGAACTCTCTCCGGGATATGAAGCGGTAAATAAATGGCAGCCTGGCGTTACTCCAAGCGGAGAAGAATATCAGATTGTCTGCACAGAGATTACGGATGTAAACCACCTTGCAATCGTTGAGACCGCAAGAGGTGGAAAAGATATGAAAATACTTGATGGAGGTAAGAAAATGGCAATACACAGCGGATTACTTTATTTCGTAAAGAAAAAATTAAGCGGTGTAAATGACGGTAATGACGCTAATTCTTTTGGTGCAATTATTGACAAATTGACCGCAAACATTAAGAATATTAGTGATGAAGAACTCAGTGGAATGACTGAGGGCTTGATTAAATGTGTAAAAGACCTTCCCGATTCAGACGAAAAGGAGAAGGTAATTAGATATATCGCCGATATTCCACTTCTTAAAGAAGAGGATGAAAAGGTGGTAGATGAGGCTTTGAGTTGTATCAAAGAGAGTTTTAATTCACTTGACTCCGATGCAGTGTCGGAGACTATGGAGAAAAAGGATATGGAAGATCCAAAGAATGAAGTAGAAGAAAAGAAAGACGGCATTGACGCAAAGCCGGAAGTTCCTTCTGCAACAGCAAGTGTTTCCCCTGTTCAGACTCCGACAGAAACAAAAGAACCTGCCGACGAGCCAAAGCCAGAGGAAAAGAAAGAAACCGATGGTGACGCTATCTCTAAACTCGTAGACGCAATCGACTCTATGAACAAGAAGTTGGATGCGATTCTCGGTGAAAAGAAAGAAGAACCAAAGGAAGAACCAAAGGAAGAGCCGAAGAAAGAAGAACCTAAGGCAGATGGTTGTGGCGAAGGTGACAAAGCACCTGAGGATAAACCAAAGGTTGAAGATTCAGCACCTTCTTCACTTCCACAGTACACACAGTCGCTTGGTGCGATTGAAAAAGGCTATAGCCTTGACGACGTATTCGCTCGTCTTAAGGGAGGTAAGTAATTATGCAGACCACATTTTCAAATGGCTTGGGTGTATCTTTCTTCGGAAAGGGTGTAACACCTGGTATGCCAGCACACGTAGCAAATGGTGGAACAAGAACAATCGGTGGTACAATCGCCGCTTCAAACACCAATGTTGCTAAATTTGGTTGCGCTCTGTTCGTAGACCCAACAAAACCATCAGAGTTTATCGTTGGACCAACTGCAAGTGCAACACTGTTCCGCGGTATCTTGATGAACCGTAACATGGTAAATCAGCAGATGCCTGCTCATGCAGACTTCGTTCTGAATGAGACTCCGGCAGATGCGTTCTATCAGGGCGCTATCTACGTTGAAGTTGAAGGAACAGTAAAAGTAGGAGACGCAGTTTATGCAAAGGCAGACGGTTCTCTTACAAATGTATCAAGTGGAAATACCGCAATCAACGGTATTGTAAAAGAATATGACCCATCAACAAAACTTTACTTGGTTTACTTTGATGGTCAGTTCTAAGGAGATGGAAAATGAGAATTAAAGCCGCACATAACTGTGAAGGTCTTGCACAGACAGCCTTCAAGTTTTTGAAAAATGGTGACCCTGATTTTCAGTCACAGACAGCCGATATGACTCTTAATATCGGTCTTGCAACAGACCCAGCATACAAAGTTCCGGCTCACGCTAAGGACGCAATCTATGTTGGTGACTCTGCTCACATTGGACAGTTGCTCGCAAGCACAGAACTTAAAGCACAGTTCTCACAGAACAAAGATTCTGTATCACTTCTGCCTAAGTACAATTCTGCAACTGGCAAGTGGGATATGGTTGCTCGCAAGAACTATGTAGGTGATGCCGCACCTGACTATCTTGCAGGACAGGCTATTGCCCCATGGTCTCAGTCTTTCTTCAAAGACATCTATGAAAGACCACTTCTTTATTCACACGCATCTGACCTCGTAAAGATGGACCAGGGTTCAAACCCATGGTGTGAAACAATGAACCTCGTAATGGCAGATTACGCCGGTTCTGCTATTGGACCTCTTAATGCTGGTTCTCCTGACGGAAACAACACAAAAGATATCCAGGCTAAGAGTGGTATCATGGTTGCACCTGTAATCAATATGTTTGTTACATACACATTGACTATGGAAGAGCTTGAAGGTGCTAAGATGGGTAACGGAAACCCATTCGGCAACAAACTCATT